GGAAGCATTTAACGATCTGATAGTAACGGTCAAAACCGGACATCATCAGCAGCTGTTTGAACAACTGCGGGGATTGCGGCAGTGCGTAGAATTTACCTTTGTGCACACGAGAAGGCACCAGGTAGTCACGCGCGCCTTCCGGCGTGGCTTTGGTCAGCATCGGAGTTTCGATGTCGAGGAAGCCGTGGTCATCCATAAAACGGCGCACCAGGCTGGTGATTTTAGCGCGGGTTTTCAGGCGCTGAGCCATTTCCGGACGACGCAGGTCGAGGTAGCGGTATTTCAGACGCGCTTCTTCGGTGTTGACGTGGTTAGAGTCAAGCGGCAGAACATCTGCGCGGTTGATGATAGTCAGCGAGGACGCCAGCACTTCGATTTCGCCGGTCGCCATATCGCGGTTAATATTTTTTTCGTCACGCGCACGTACGGTGCCCGTGACCTGAATGCAGAACTCATTACGCAGTTCAGAGGCCAGCTTTAACGCGTCCGCACGATCCGGATCGAAAAATACCTGCACGATACCTTCGCGGTCGCGCATATCGATGAAGATCAGGCTACCAAGATCACGACGACGGTTGACCCAACCACACAGAGTCACCTGCTGCCCNACGTGGGACAAACGGAGCTGTCCACAATATTCTGTACGCATGAGATATCCCTTAACTTAGCTGCCGGCGGATGCCCCCTGCTGCGCAGGTGACCAAGTCGCAGCGTTAGCTGTATGTCACAACTGAATGAAAAAAGGCGGCTATTATACTGGAAATTCTGCCGCACCGTAAGAGCCTGGCCCGCGCTGGAACGCCTCGTTACCACTTTATATCGGGCCTGAAATCAGACTCTACGCCAGTTTGCTATAAAGGTGTTGCCCGAACTCATAAAAATTAACAAAATTTGTCGTTCCGCCATCGGCTAATCGCATTAAGGTGTGAGGCACGATTTTGTTTTTTCAGGAGTCAGCATGCTTGAACTTAATGCTAAAACCACTGCGTTGGTGGTGATCGATTTACAAGAAGGCATCTTACCTTTTGCCGGTGGTCCGCATACTGCCGAAGACGTGGTAAATCGCGCCGGGAAGCTGGCGGCGAAATTTCGCGCGAGCGGTCAGCCCGTGTTTCTGGTGCGTGTTGGCTGGTCTGCCGATTATGCTGAAGCATTAAAACAGCCGGTCGATGCGCCCTCCCCCGCTAAAGTGTTGCCCGAAAATTGGTGGCAACATCCTGCTGCATTAGGCGCAACCGACAGCGATATCGAAATCATCAAACGTCAGTGGGGTGCGTTTTACGGTACGGATCTGGAGTTGCAACTGCGCCGCCGAGGTATCGATACAATAGTGTTATGTGGGATCTCGACCAATATCGGTGTTGAATCCACCGCCCGCAATGCCTGGGAACTTGGCTTTAATCTGGTGATTGCCGAAGACGCCTGTAGTGCCGCCAGCGCCGAGCAACACAATAACAGCATTAATCATATCTACCNGCGCATCGCCCGTGTGCGTAGCGTGGAAGAGATCCTTCACTCATTATGATTTACATCGGTCTGCCGCAATGGTCGCATCCTAAATGGGTGCGGTTGGGGATCACCAGCCTTGAAGAGTATGCCCGCCACTTTAACTGCGTGATACGGAATTTTTAAAAATCACTAAAGAACGCCCAAGAGCATGTTTTTTNATTTAGAAGAATCAAAGCGTTGTATTTCCATGTCATATAAAAATCGGCAAAGTTCATATGTAACAAAGTGTCCCAATCATGCCCCAAAATGCCCCACAACAAATATTTTTGCCCCATGCATGCCCCAAAAAATCACTTTCCTTCACCCTTGGCACTGTTTATCCATACAGTTAAAAATGATACTGTATACAAACACAGTGTAGAGGGACTTTTATGCGTATTGAAATCTGCATAGCCAAAGAAAAAATGACTAAAATGCCAACCGGTGCTGTGGATGCGTTAAAGGAAGAATTAACCCGACGCATCAGTAAACGTTATGACGATGTAGAGGTGATCGTAAAAGCTACCAGCAACGATGGCCTTTCTGTTACGCGCACCGCCGATAAAGATTCAGCTAAAACTTTTGTTCAGGAAACTCTGAAAGATACCTGGGAGTCTGCTGACGAGTGGTTTGTTCACTAATTAGCACGTAAAATCTGTAACGGCTGGAAATCATTCAATACTCGCACTATCGGAAGTTCACCAGCCAGCCGCGGTACGTTCTTACATACGATGTACCGCTGTTCTCTTTACGATTTATAGCTGTACTGGTGAATTATGAGCAATCTGAATCCATGCATGACGTGTGGTGCCTGTTGTGCATTTTCCGCGTCTCTTTTTACTGGGCAGAAGCTGACGATGCTGGCGGAAAGGTTTCGGTCAGTCTCACTGAGCAAATATCTCCTTTTCATCGCTGTATGCGCGGCACCAATCAGAAAAATCCCCGATGTGGCGCTCTTGCCGGCCCCCCCCCGGAGAAAACGCATATTGCTCTGTTTACAAAAACCGTCCACATGCAGGGAATTCGCAATGTCCGGCGAAAATAGCATCGTAAATGAAGCATGTAATCGCGCACGGGAAAAATATGGATTTCCAAAAATCTGAATATTCTCCGCCGTGCAAAAATGCGAACAACATCACTTCACTAATCAACCTGACATGGCATACTTAGCACGCTAACTATGATAACAAACTAATACCCTAAAACTCATGGTTCCGGGACTGGTCGTGGTCCCGTTTTTTTATTCAGCCAGCAGGCCATCCGACAACATAACTGCGGATCGCCTTCAGGTCTGTCAGCGCCTCAACCTCGGCTTTCATCTGCAACTGCCGTGTATTAATCTCCACTCCCTTCGCAAACATCGCCTGCTCTGTCGCTTCACTCAGTGCCATCAATGATGCTGCCGCCATTGGCACATCATTATTATCAGCATCCGTCCGGAAAAATTTCTCTGGCAACTTAAAACAATATCCTATATATCCGGCGTCTCCGGTATGTAGAACGTGAAGTTTTTTAAAATTATTTATTTACCATTTAACTAATTTTTAGATCCTGGGGTACTCCCGTCTTTTTCATTGCCTCCACGAAAGCGGAACTAACAGAACCTGACCAGTAATACTGGAACCCACTAACAACGCCCTGATAAATCATGGTTTGTGTAGCACCACCTACGTTTACGGTGATGTTACCTGCTTTACCACCGGCTAAATAAACAGCAGCTGTCGGTGTAGAGTTCGTCAAAAAGTGAGAAAGTGTAACGACAGCCCCTACCAGCCTCCCTGATCCGCAGCTTGCGGCGTTTGTAATTGTACCTTTACTTTTTTCTTCTAAAGGCCAGTCAGCGCCAACTGCGCCCCAGTTATCAACNTTGTCAGAGGATTTCCATTTATAGTACTCAGTTGCAATTTTACAGCCCATAGTTCGCCCAACCATTTGGCTCATCATAAAAGGTTTACTCAGTCCCAGTTTGGTTCCGGCGGCTCCCATCCACTGCTCACCTGTTTCGCTCTTAGCCGAAGAGCCTACCCATCCCGATGTTATCCCCATCTCATCTCCCCCTTCTGAATGCGTGGGNTGAGTGTCACCCCACAATTTAAATTCAGTAGAAACCAGAAACTACAACAGCTGTCGTTTACTTCTCCCGGAGTTCTTTAATCTCATGACGAAGTGTTTTAAAGCCCTCGACTAACAATGCAATTATGCCGTTGTAGTTAAGACGCAGACGTTTTTCACCAGATATAACGTCTGCGTCTTCAGTTACCAGTTCAGGCAATGCTTTTTGTGCATCCTGAGCAATTAAACCAACCGACGTTTGCCAACCGTCGGCAGAGTACTGTATCTCGTAAAGATAACCAGTAAGTGCCTCCAGACGATCTAACGCATTATCCAGTTTTACCAGATTTCGCTTGTTGCGTTTATCCGAACGGATCTGAATATCGTTAAATGAGCCGTTTCCGGTCACCGTCAAATTGCCATTAATACCACCATTAAAAGTTTGTGCCTGAGTCCATGTATTGGCAGTAGTAAGCAGTTCTGTTCCTTGCCCGGGGGCTCCTGTGTCTCCCTTCGGTCCCTGTGGCCCCGCCGGACCTGCTGGACCTGCTACTCCCGGATCACCTTTATCGCCTTTCGGCCCCGGCGCACCTGCCGGACCTGCTGGTCCAGCCACTCCCGGATCGCCTTTGTCACCTTTTGGCCCCTGTGCGCCTGCCGGGCCTGCNNCTCCCGTATCCCCNTTTCGGTCCCTGTGGGCCTGCCGGACCCGTATCGCCCTTGTCTCCCTTCGGGCCGGGAACGCCACCACCTGCAGCAACCTCTTCTGCCTTCTGTCTCGCCGCCTTGGCCTCATCCATTGCCGCCTTCACAGCCTTCGACGTGGCAGCCTTTGTTTCGTCATTACTGGCAGTATCACTACTTAGCTGCACAATTCCCTTCTGTGCCGTCGTCGCGTCCACCACATTTGCTGCGCTGCCCGCCGGACCAGGCTCCCNGCGGGGGCCCTCAGGCCCAGCTTCGCCTCGTTCACCTTTCGGACCTGCCGGACCTGTCGCACCGGCATCTCCTTTCGGTCCCTGCGGCCCCGCCGGGCCTCTCTCTCCTGCAGGTCCGCGTAGCCCCTGCTCTCCCTGAGGCCCTCGTTCTCCCGGCTCACCTTTTTCACCTGCGGGACCGGCTGGTCCGGTGTCACCTTTAGGTCCCGCATCACCTTTCGGCCCGGGTGGTCCCCCCGGGTCTCCGGGGGCTCCTTTTTCACCTCTGGCCCCGGTTTCACCTCGTGGACCAGCAGGCCCCTGAATCCCCCGCTCTCCTTGCGGCCCCACCGGTCCTGTTTCACCGCGTGGTCCTTGTGCGCCTTGTGGACCTGTTTCTCCACGAGGGCCTGCATCACCTTTCGGTCCGGTATCACCTTTAGGNCCTCTGGCATTCTCTGCCATACGCCTGGCCTCTTCAGCACTAACCNTNGCAGTCTCAGCACGTTTAAGAACGTCTCCGGCGGCCTCATGAGCCACTCTGGCGGTTTCAGCATGTTGTCTGGCATCATTCGCGTCTGCTGCCGCGGCCTTTTCAGACTCGCATGCCCGGGTCGCTGCTTCTGCAGCTTCACTGGCTTTTTGTCCGGCTTCAGCCGCCCTGCTGGTTGCCGTCTTTGCACTGTCAGATGCACTCTTCGCACTGGCTGCTGCACTGTCTTTTGACTGTGTGGCCTGAGTGTTTTTTGTCGCCGTGTCTTCATTCAGGCGACGAATAGTGGCAAGGTCATCAGCCACATTATTCTGTATCTGCCGGAAATCTGTCAGCAGTTCTCCGGGTATGCTCACCTCAACAAGACTGCGGCGTAACAGCATATTGAGCGTCACCGTACTTTCGGTCCCCTCAATACGCACACGTCCGTAGACAGCAGTCTTCCCTTTCACCGTCACCGAAACCGCATACTCCCCCGGTTCCATCGTCATTCCGTAATATCCACCTTCACGGGTCACTGCCGACGCACTGGTGCCGCTGAGCGCATCCGGTGAAACTGTCAGCGCCGTCAGGGTAATATTTGCTCCTGATATCGCCTCACCATCAGGAGATTTCAGCGTCCCCGAAACAACAACACTCACACTCCACCTCCGTTAAACACTTTTTTACGGGCAGACAATGCACTGTCTGCCCCCTGTTTGATCCCAAGTTGCTCAACAAAACTCTGATAATGCTGCGCAGCCAGCCCCGATTCTGCGCCACCGGCAGCATCCTTACTGAAAGCGCGAAACAACATCCAGTCCACCAGTGGGTTAACATAAGCATCTTCCAGTGGAACTGGCGTATCATCGTCCTGCGTCAGAACATACACTGCCTCCGGTATCCGGCTTACCACTGCATCAATACTTATCTCTTTGTCAGGAGCAGGAAACAGCCAGAATACGCGCGGGGACAGGTCGTTGCTGATAAAACATTCAGGAATGCCCTTCATTGTGAGCCACTCAGGATACTGCGCATCCAGCACCTCCCGGGATAATGGTCTGACTGCACTACCGTCACTGAGGCATATCACGTCAAGAAGTTGTATTACACCATCGGGCAAAACCTGACGGGCGCCCGGAACACAACTGATTGTTTCCAGGCTTGCGCCAGCATCCGGTCTCGCCAGAATCACTGCCCTCACAGCATCATTGTAATAATCGCACAATTCCTGCAGGGGCCAGCGAACCATCATCGGGTCAACCAGTTGTGTATTCACACGTCCGATGATTTCTGTAATCGTCGTCATCAGTAAAACCTTTGTCTGCGGACAGGATTGCGGTATGAGGAGTACGGACTTGTCGCCAGTGTGTCGCGATATGCCCGACGGATACCCTCAGAAAACAGCACAGAGAAATACTGTGCGCGCGACGGGTCTGACCATGAAACCCCGGTCTGCATGAACAACCGTTCAAGCGCCCCTGCTGCCACTTCTTCAGACCATGCCCGCAGTTCATCCTGCACCTGACGGCTCCCTGCTTTCGGAGCAACGGCATAAAGCACACTCACCTCTCCGGGCGAACAGGCAAAATGCATTACCCGCCCCGGGCGGATTTCTACATCATGACCGGCAAAAAGCTCACGCCCGTCAGCGAGGATACGAATAATATGTACGCACTCTTCATTCTCCGCGTCATATGGCAGCACACAGTCCTCTCCAGCTGACGGTGACAGCGTGGCTTCACGGCGGCACAACAGGGACTGACGGCAGAATGCCACTGCCGACATGGATAACGCATCCGTCATCATAATGTTCAGCGGACCACTGATATGGCGACGGACATACGGTAAAAAATCAGTCAGTTCCGCCATGCTGTTCAGTCTCCGCAACACGACGGCGAAATGCCTCACGCACACGGATACGGAATGCATCAGCCGTTTCTTTCGGGTCTTTGTGAATATTCAGCTCTTCTGCCTCACACAACGTTGCCAGCCGTGCGGACGTGAGTTTGCTCAAATCCACATCCTGACCACCAACGCTAACCACAAAACTGTTCTCCGCTTCTGCAAGAGCAACCTGTTCTCTTTCCTGCGCCTGCTGTGCCTGCCGCAACTGCTCATCCTGTTGTTGCTTTTTCAGTACGCCATCAAGCTCTTCATGACGAACCCAGACGTCAGAAAAGGCCAGCAACTGCCAAGCAAACGCATTGTCAACATGCACCGGCTCAAGACGCGGGAACAGTGTACGACTCCCGGTAAGGGTATCCTTTTTCACGGGTTTGGGGCCGATATAGACAACGGCAATTTTTTCGCTCATATAATTCCCCGGGTAAAAAAGCCCGCATGACGCGGGCCAGAAGGTTTATATCAGTAACCCACCACGGTATAACGCAGCAGAACATTCAGGGTGCCGGTTGCAGCGGCAGTCTTAATGGTGACAGTAACCAGCTCCCCGTCACGCAGTGTGGTGTACGGCTCCACGGGCACATATCTGGCAAATTTTGCAGAAACAGCTTCGCTGTTATCGATGAGAACATGCTCACCGGACTTAATGCTGACGGTTGCAGTACCCAGACCGCCCGTTGAAACCAGTTGCAGTGAGTTGATACGGATACCAACTGGCAGTGAAAGAAGATGAATAACACTGTCCGCTTCCGCAGCGTTCACTGTAAACACACCTTCTGCCACCGACTCATTACCGTGCGTACCTGAATAAATCCGCTCACTCAGTGATGGAGCAAGGATAGTCTTTGCCATAATTAATGACTCCTGAAAAAGCCGGGCGATAACCCGGCATGGGGAAAGGAAAAATCACAGCTTCACTGCGGTATCAATGGCAATCACGCCGTGATCCTGCATCTTGCCGCTCTTCTCGGGGAAACGGATTTTTTTCAGACCGTTGATCCAGCTGATTGCTATCTCAGTACGGTTATCCATATCCGTTTTCTTCTCAACCATGTTGAAGTGACCGCCGCCCTTCTGACCGTACGCATTCGCCAGCGCCTGAGCCCCCAGCAGCATGGCACGGTCGATGTTGGTTGCAGCAGCCTTTTCTGCCATCGTTGCCGTAAGGTCATTGTTCGACACCATAACCTTTGACCCCTGATAGAAACGGATCGGCATCCCCGCATACTTACGGACCAGAATATTGCGCCACATCGCACATTCGCCTTTGAACAGCGGATGGTTAAAACCTTTTGAGCGGTTTACGGCACGCGTCATCATCTGGTTCCAGTCCTTGCCGGACGTGGAGGTGTACCAGTCATTCCACTGACGCGGCGTGACGTAGAGGACGTAATACGGATCTTCGCCATACAATTCATCACCGGACAGGCGTACCGGTTGTAACGGATGAGCCATCTCGTCAATAAACAACGAGAGATTATCGACCAGCGCAAGGGTGAACAGGTCAGACTGGTCAATACTCTCAAAACTCGTCGCATCCCCACCGAAAAAATGACGATCATGCGTCGGCGGCAGTACGTCGTTGATCATGATTTTTTTGAATTCAGGGTGATCTGCCGTTGGCAGAATGGTGTCATCAGCAACAAAATCACCGCGGGCACCGGCAAGATGCACTATCGCACACTGGTCTTGCAGGTCGTTAAAGTACGTACCCAGCAGCGTTCTGGCAGAGGATGCCAGGTTGAACTTCGTACGCTGCTGGCTCATACGTCCGCCCGCATCCACCAGGTGACGGCCCTGATTAATTTTCAGGGAAAAATCAGCATGGCTGAGGTCTTCACCACGGCCTTCAACGCGCTCATCCCCCATCGTCGGACGTTTAGAGAGTTTGTGCATGATGCTGAACGTCACTTCATCACCGGCCTGTTTGTTGAGGTCCGTGATTCGCACAACCGGTGCACCTGCACTGGTCTGCTTCGTGCTTTTCTTGTCAGGCGAAACTGCTTTTGGTGCATCCTGCTGTTCAGTGAGAATATTCACCATCGAGCGGTTTCGGTTGGCAG